ACATTGGTAAATTGGCAGCATTGGTTGGTTTGGCGTTAGCTGGATCATTACTATATTACCGGATTCTGGTTATCAGGAAACTGCAATTAGAGTTAAAACAAAACGATTAACAACCGCTTGAGGCAAGCATGAAAACATTTAAAGACGATACGGTTCGGATTGAACTCGGGCCACAATTGATTGAGCTGGAAGCAACAGACGCTAATCTAGCTGATGAAGTGACAGCACCACACTACCACGAAGGCGCTATTGACGCACTTGGCAAACAGATTGTGAAAGGTCAGAAAATGACTTGTGTTGACTGGCGAGCAAAGCATGTCCCACATGTTCACAAAGTCTATCAGCATGACGGTAAGCGATTCCAACTTGTCGCAGAATATGAAAACGAAGATGACGCGATTGCATTTGCGGAGGGCTTGTAATGCCTTATATTAACGACTCAGTTTTAGACAACCTATCGAGCCTGGCTGGTGCAACTGGTCGCCGTGTGGATATTAACTACACACAAGAGCCAACAACTTATACCGAAGCGACGAGTACTTATTCATGCGGGAACAAGACAGGGCTTACCATGACTGCGCTCGCAAACGGTGCGATTGATGGCCGGATGGTACAAACGCCAGCGATTACTGATGGAAGCGTAACAGCTACGCAAACGGCTGGGTGGTGGTCAATCACTGATGCTGCTTCGGTATTACATGCTGCTGGGGCATTAAGTACAACTCAAGGTGTCACAGACCTAAATACGTTCACACTCGATGCAATCTCAATCACTAACCGTGATGCGGCTTAATAACCGCGCGACATGACAGGTACTGCGCTAACAGCGACTAACACCAGTGATCTTGAGTTATATTCAGGCAATACTGGTAAATCACGTCGCCTGACATGGTGGAATAGTTATCAATCCCGTTGGGATGGACTGCTGCCTAAAGACGATGGTGGATCAGATGACCACTACATTTTTACAGGCATCGACGGAACGCCAGTTGATACGGGTATCCAGCTGGAGGATCGTTCTACCGGCCAGCCCACTATTTACTGGGATGACGCAAACAAAAAGCTGCATTGCGTTTCTGCACATGACTCCAGTTTTCAGTATTGGACGATAGATTATAACTCGACAACCGATATCTATAGTTTTGTTTCTGGCCAGGGGGTTGATGGAACGGGTGTTACAGTATCAGGGTTGACTCGTGGCTCTGCAAAACGTGATGAAGGTTTCGGGCTTACTAAAACCCCAAATGGTTATTTGTGGGTATTTAATTGTCAAAATGCCAGCAATCAAATCCAAATGGCATATAGCACAGATTCTGGTGCGACATGGTCAACAGAAATAACACTTGGAACACTCTCTGATCGTGCGTGTGTAGATGCGACATGGTTTGCCAATGGCGGGACAAATTATGTTTGTGTGTTTGTCTCAGAAAATGGCAATGGTGGTTCGGCAGGTAGAGAGCAGCGATTTTATTATATCGACGAGGGCAACGCATCACCAACAACATCAGGTAATTGGACTAACGATAGTGCCAATATTCCTGCATTCGACACTAGCGCAGAGGCAGATGACCATTGCTGCATGGCGAAAGACTCGTCAGAAAATCTATACATCGTCTATAAACAGGAAGGCACTGGCGAAAACGACATTAAACTCATCACCCGCAGCCCAACCGGAACTTGGGGCGGCACTTATGAAGTTTGGAATGATACAGCTGGAAGAACTAGGCCGGTAGTAGGGATAAAGAAAAAGGATAGCTCGACAGATGAAGAACTGATTGTTGCAGCAAGTTTAACATACGCCCCGCGCGGTACAATTGTATATAAAACAACCGATCTGACTACAATCAGTTTTAGTGCTGAAACGACGCTATTTGAGGATACTGTTGGGTCAGACGATTTAAACGACACAATAATTTACCAGTCTGATTTTGTTGCTACGTCAGACAGCGGTGTTTTTGCAATAGCCCACGACGAAACAGATACAGATTATTGGCAAAATAGCGTCTCAATAACTGCGTCGGCTGGGGTAACGCTAGATGCTGTAGATATAGAATCCGCAAGTGAGGTCACTAACCCTGCAATTGGCCAAATCCACGCCCTTACCGCTATAGACATAGACTCAGCGAGTAATGTTAGTCAGCCTGTTATTGCTCAGATTCATGCGTTAACAAACGTATCTGTAGATTCATCCAGCGAAGTAACCCAGCCAAACATAAGCCAGTCTCATATATTAGCAGCGACAAGTATCGAGTCGGCAAGTAATGTCAGCAATCCGGCTGTTACCGACGTATCAGGCACAGTGTTAGATGCAGTTGATATTGAGTCGGCGAGTGAAGTATCAAGCCCTACATTTGCGCAGGTTCATTTGCTAAACCCAACAGGGGCAGAGTCTGCAAGTGTCGTTAGCACGCCGGTAATCGGTCAAATCTATTTACTGCATCCTGTGTCGGTAGACTCAAGCAGTACAGTTAGTAGCCCAACACTAAATGGCACTCCAATTGTAACGCCTAGCAGTAGAGTAATATCAGTTATCGGAGATAGTAGATTGATAAGTATCGGACAAGCAAACAGGTCAATAGTTGTTAATCCGCAAACTAGGGATATAATGGTTAACTAATATGATAACAAATATCGGTAATATCAAAAAATGAAGAGGTTTACTAAATCAAAGGATTCAGTATTAGACTACAAAATAAAGTGGACTAAATGGTTAGGCACGGACACAATTGCAACAAGCACATGGGATGCTGATTCAGGCATTACTGTAGATAGCGATACAAACGACATAACAAGCGCGACTGTTTGGCTATCTGGTGGCACAACTGGAGAAACTTATTGCGTTAAAAACACAATAACAACAAGTGGCGGCAGGACAGAGAAAAAAGCGTTTCACGTTGTAATAGAAGACTGTGAAGATAGGGAGATAGACTACTAATGGCGACAAGAAAACACCTAAGGCATGATGAAAAAACAAGAGCGAAAATTCAAGCAAGTCAGCTAATAAATCGCTTAAAGAAACATATACTTGCAAAACCAGAAGAAATAAACGGGAAATGGGTTGTAAAAGACCTGATGACGCAAAGCCAAGTAACGGCGGCTTTAGGGTTGATAAAAAAAGTATTGCCAGATTTGCAGGCCATTGAAATGAAAGCAGAAGTAACTGAAACGAAGCGCATTATAAGCAGCGAGCCATTAACTACAGATGAGTGGGAAAGAAAATACGGAGATAATCTGGAGGCCTCAAGCAGGCCCGCAAAAAGCCTTAATTGATTGCCCAATACCAGAGATATTTTATGGAGGGGCAAGAGGAGGCGGGAAAACTGACGGCGTTCTAGGTAAATATGCCATAAAGGCAGAAACCTATGGCGAAGGATTTAACGCTATATTCTTTCGCAAAGAGTTACCAATGCTTGACGATGCCATAGAACGTAGTCGGTTTATTTTCGGATCAATTGGAGCAGTATGGCAAGACCAGAAAAAGACATGGCGGTTCCCCAGTGGTGGAAGGTTAAGGTTTAGACCATTAGAGAGGGTTCAAGATGCAGAAAAGTATCAAGGTCAGAATATTAGTGATGCGTGCGTTGAAGAAGCTGGCAACTATCCTGACCCAGCGCCTATAGATAGGTTAAACGGTGTTTTAAGAAGTGTTTCAGGTGTCCCTACACAGTTAATAATGACAGGCAACCCCGGCGGGCCGGGGCAGAACTGGATAAGGTTAAGATATATAGACCCAGCACCACAAGGAATGAAGGTGCTAGAAAGAGCATTACCAAATGGTGAAGTACATAAATATGTATTTATACCGTCGAAGCTAAAGAATAATAAGTTATTGGTGCAGCAAGACCCAGGATATGTAAACAGGCTGTATTTGGTAGGTTCAAAAGAGCTAGTGAAGGCATGGTTAGATGGTGACTGGAATGCAATTGAAGGTGCATATTTTGACTGCTGGTCTAAAGATATGGAGTTAAAGCCGTTTGAGATACCAGAACATTGGATGCGGTTTCGCTCATTTGATTGGGGAAGCGCAAAGCCATTTTCAGTTGGTTGGTGGGCGGTAGCTTCGGAAGACTATATCCACCCATCAGGCCGCATACCAAAGGGCGCTATGGTAAGATATCGTGAATGGTATGGGTCAAGTGGTCCTAACGTAGGATTAAAACTGACTGCTGAAAGTGTAGGAGCCGGAATAAAGGCAAAGGAACACGGAGATAATATTAGCTATGGAGTTGCAGACCCGGCAATATTTACAAAGGATGGCGGGCCATCAATAGCTGACAGGATGGTTTTATATTGGCGTCATGCTGATAACAAGCGCGTCGCGTCAAAAGGCCATGTAGGTGGATGGGATCAAATGAGGCAACGAATGCAAGGTGAAGACGGTAGGCCAATGATTTATTGCTTTACCACTTGTGTTGATTCAATTAGAACTATCCCAGTATTACAGCATGACGTTAACAAACCAGAAGATTTAGATTCAGACATGGAAGACCACGCAGCAGATGAATGGCGTTATGCTTGCATGAGTAGGCCATATATCACAGAGAAGCCAGGCGAGAAAACCACGCCTAATGATTATGGTTTTGAAGACGATGATATTGAAGACGACTGGAAAACGGCATGATTGAAATCAACACAGTAAAGAAGAACATAGAGAAGTTTCTGACTGATACCGCTGACGCGCGTACAGCTTCGGAACGATGCCGTGATTATTACGACAACAAGCAATGGACGGAACAGGAAGCAAAAGTATTACAATCAAGGAAACAAGCCCCTATTGTTGTAAATCGAATTAAACCAAAGGTTGAGGGGTTAATCGGCCTTTATAATCTACGCAAGAACGATCCAAAAGCATACGCGAGAACGCAGAAACATGAAGAATCCAGCCATGTTATTACAGACGCCCTTCGATATGTAGCCGACAATACAGACTTTGACAACACTCGACTAGATATTGCGGATAACTTCTTCGTCGAGGGCTATGGAGGCGCGATTGTTGACGTAAAGCAAAAAGGCGACGATGTGGAAATTAGCGTAGATCATATCCCGTGGGATCGTATCTATTTTGACCCGCATAGCAGAAAAAAGGATTTCTCAGACGCAAGATATAAAGGAATTATCATGTGGATGTATGAGGACGAAGCGGAAGAAATGTTCCCAGATTCTGATATTGACGCATGTGTTAATCAGTATGCCGGTGCAGATGAAACCTTTGAAGATAAACCTATTTGGACAGATTCAAGGAAGGGCCGCATTCGACTAGCTTTGCATTTTGAGGTACACAAATCTGTGTGGAATATGAGTATCAGCTGTGGTGATGTTTTTATCGTAGAGCCACAAGTATCAACATATCTCGATGATGACGGGCAGCCGACATGCCCGATTGAATTAATTAGCGCGAATATAGACCGAGATAATAACCGCTATGGCGAGGTTTCTGGGTTCCTTGACCAGCAAGACGAAATCAATCATAGGCGCTCTAAATTCCTTCATTACCTTAATTCTCGACAGACATTTGGCCGGAAGGGTTCACAGCCTGACATTAATAAACTCAAGAGAGAATTATCTAAGCCAGATGGTCATATTGAGTTTGAAGGCGACCAGTTTGGTAAAGACTTCGGAGTTATGCCGCAGAATCAAGGTGCGGAATCAGGGCAATTTACGTTATACCAAGATGCTAAAGCAGAGCTTGACGCTGTATCTATAAATGCCCAGCTATCAGGAGATAGGCAGCAAGGTAACCTCTCTGGTGTTGCTATTGGGAAACTGCAACAAGCTGGAACAATGGAATTAAACCGGCAATATGCCTTGCTAGCTGGGTTTGAGAAAAGAATCTATCGGCAAATTTGGTGGAGAATTAAGCAGTTTTGGACTAAAGCCAAGTGGATACGCATAACAGATGATCAGGACAACCTACGGTGGGTTGGGTTTAATACTGAAATCACTATGCAGGAAGCATTAGAAGAAAAGATAAATGACGAATCAGAGCCGTTGCACGTTAGACGACAAGCAGCAATGTTCTATACACAAATGATTCAAACAAATGACCCTCAACTTCAATCTATTGTCGAAGTGAGAAACCCGGTTCCTGAACTTGATGTAGATATCATCCTCAATCAGTCTTTTGATGTGGTTAATGCACAAGAAGAACAGTTCCAGATGCTTGCTCAATTTGCTAATGGAAGCGATGTTGATTTATTAGACCTAATCGAGCTGTCCCAGCTTAAAGGGAAAGATGAACTAATTCAGAAGATCGAAAAGAGAAGAGAAGCCGCAGCTCAAGCAGCAGGCGGTAAAATCCAATTAGAGCAGCAACAAATGGCTGCTAAAACAGAAAGCATACAAGCTAATACTGCTAAAACTTTCACAGAGGCGCAGCAAAAGCAGATAGAAAACGAACTACTTATAACTGATCCTGCTCAAATAAATAGTATTAGTGTATAATATTTAGTTATACCCGCCGCCGGGGTTTTCGGGCGAAGTGGACGCCGCACAACGGGCGCTGTTAAAAGGTGAAGACATGACCGAACAAGCTGAAGAGCTGGAAGAAGTAGCCGAGGATATTATGTCCTTATCTGATACGTTCAACGACGATCTGGAAGACGCTGAAGATAAATCAGAAGAAACCAGCGAAGTCGAAACGGGCGAAACGGAAGAAGTAGAAGAAACCGAAGCGAAAGCCGAGGAAGAAACTACCGAAACCGAAGTGGTGACGCCGACCACGGAACAGTCCGGTCTATATGCGGCACTACAAGCCGAGCGGAAGAAACGACAGGAAGCAGAAGAAAGACTGGCTAAAAAAGAACCAGAAGTCGTACCTGACCCAATGGATGACCCAGAAGGCTATGCTAAACACATAGAACAAAAGGCAGACAAAGGGTTGCTTGAAACCAGAATCTCCCTTTCACGGGATTTAATGATGGATAGCAAAGATGACTACCTTGAAAAAGAAAAGGTGTTCATGGGTATGATTATGGATGACGAAGGTAAGGTGATTGACAAAACCTTGCATGAGAAATTTTTGGCAAGTTCTAACCCTGCGAAATTTACTTACGACACAGCTAAAGAACATCTCGAAATTCAGGAATTAAAGTCACCAGATTACCGTGACAAGTTAAAAGCTGAAATCCGCGCTGAGTTACTTGCTGAAATGAAAGTACCTGAAATTAAATCTGTAAAGCCAACTGAAGTGCCTAACTTAACCAAAGCCAGCGAGGCCGGATCAAATACTGAAAAGGCTGAATCGGAAATTACCGAAATGTCCGAATTGTTTGGCTAATTTTAGGAGTGCTATAAAATGGCATCATCAACAATTAGTACCGGGAACCTTACAACCCGGTTTCAAAACAAAGTAAAACGCGAGTATGTCCGTGGCGGTCGTTATGCACCGTACATTGGCAACACTCAGGATGCAATCATCCAGGTTAATAATGACCTGAAGAAAGTATCTATCCCACTGATCGGCAAGCTATCCGGCGCAGGTGTAACTGGTTCTACAGCTCTTGGCGGTAATGAAGAGGCGCTGAATAACTACGATTTCACCATGCAGCCGACGTATAAGCGAAATGGCGTCCTGATCGACAATGAAGAGAATGAAAAGGCTGAATTCGATTTGTTCTCTGAAGCACGCCCAGCCTTGATGAACTGGGCAATGGAGTTAAAGCGCGACGAAATCACGCAGGCAATGGGCGCTGTTATCGCTGGAACTACCTATGCGAACTACGGTGGCACTACCGGAGCTTATGGCGCAGCAGCAGCTACAGCGGCGCAGATGGACACATGGAACACCAATAACTCAGATCGTATTCTTTACGGTGCTGCTGTTGGTAACTATGTTTCTGGTGATCATACTGCCTCTTTAGCTACCATTGACACAACCAATGACAAGTTGGACGCGGATATGGTCCGCCTACTGAAGCGCCGTGCTGAAGCAGCTGATCCTCTGATCCGTCCGGTGATGGTCAAAGGTGATGAGCCGTGGTATGTGTTCTTTGTCGGTACTTATGCCTTCCGTGACCTGCAAGCTGATCTTGACACTAAGCACCAGAACGCAATGCCTCGTTCCGTTGATGGGAACCCATTGTGGACTGGTGGCGATCTGGTTATGGATGGCGTTATCATTAAGAAAGTGCCAGAGATCGACTCAGTATTCATTGATGGCTCAGGCGGTGCTTTTGGCGGTGTTTGGGGAGCAGGTGCAACTGGTGACAGTCTGGCAACTGGCGGTAATCTCGGAAGCCGTGTATCAGTCGGTTTCTTCTGCGGTGCGCAGGCAGTTGGTTTCGGCGTAGGCCGTCAAGCATCATTTAAGCGCAAGAAAGAAGATGACTATGAGCATCAGTCAGGTGTTGGCATTACTATGAAGTCTGATATCAAAAAGACTTTTTACAACAACAAGCAGCATGGCATGGTTACTTCATTCCATAGCTCAACCGGCGACGCTTAACAAATCGGGGCGGGGGAACTCGCCCCATTTTTTGAGGTTTATATGAAATTCAAATTAGTAAAGGAAGTTGATGGCAAGGTTCGTACTTATGACGGTTCGGAAATAGAAACAGGCGAAACAGTCGAATTGAACGAGCATTTCTCAGCTAAGGCACTAAACAACCCAGATTACAAACAGGTGAAACCTCGTGGCAAGCAAAGCGGAAACAAAGCAACTAGCGGGTGAACTGCTGCGGATAGTCCCTATCGGGCAGACATTACAGTCTCACCACGACACCAGAATTGGCGAGGCTTACGATGAAGTGTATGCAGAATTGCAGTCTATGGGGCTTCCTGTATGGGATACTGACGAAGAAATGCCGGACGAAATCACACCGCATTTTGTTGGACTAATGGCTTTTAACAAAGCCGATCTATTTGGAATTTCAGATAATCTTTATCAACGAATCCTTGTCAAGGTTGGAGATGAAGGAAATAAAGCGAAAGCCAAAATGAGAGAAATTTTAGCAAACAGCTATTATTCATCAGAAGCAACGGATTACTAATGCTAATCCCAATCAATTTAACTGGCGGTTCGTATCAATCAAGATCGAGGCCGCTATCCTCACAAGTCACCAAAAACTTCTATCCTGAACTCCAAGATGATCCTTTTGTGAAGGATAAATATGTACTCATGCCTTTTCCTGGTTATAAGCTGTTCGGTTCTTCTGCGGGACTTGATAGAGGAATGCTTGAGCATAAAGGCGTCTTGTATAAGATAAGCGGGACTAACTTCTATTCCGTAGCAAGTAATGGAACACATACAGTCAAAGGAACTGTGTCAGGTTCCGGTCAGTGCGTGCTTACTGGAATGGGCGATAATGTACTAATTGCCACGGATGCCGGTCTAGTTTATCAATATGATGGAACAGCTGTAACGCAGATTACTGATTCAGATTTAGAGACGCCAGTTAGTGTTGCTCATTTAAACAATCAGGCAATCTATGACGGCGATAACGGTCGATTCTGCACGTCATCGGTTGGTGATGCTACGGTTATAGATGGGCTTGATTATGCAGCAGCTGAATCTAATGCTGATGATATCGTTCGAGTCTATACATTTAATCAGAGACTGTTCTTGTTTGGTGAGAAAACTATCGAGCCGTGGTTCAACTCTGGTGTAGGCCGTCCGCCGTTTGATAAGATCGAAGGTGGCATAATTACAAAAGGACTCGCCGCTCGAATGTCTGTGGCAAACAATGATTCTTATATGTATTTCTTCGCAGATGATCGGAGAGTTTACCGGATTTCACAGGTAAGGGATGCGCAGCCGGTATCAAATATTGCCTTATCACATGAGTTTGAAGGTTACTCGACAGTATCTGATGCTATAGCCTTTTGTTTCACAATTGAAGGACAGAACTTCTATCATTTATCATTCCCAACCGAGGATAAAACGTGGTGCTATTCAGAATCAGTCGGGCAATGGTTTGAGTTATCTCGATCATCAACAAATGGCCGTGATTTGGCTAACTCTCATGCTTATGCTTATGGGAAAAATCTTGTAGCTGACTATAGAAATTCAAATATCTATGAATGGGATGTAAACACATACGACGAAAACGGACTACCAATGACAAGGGAAAGAGCTTCAGGAGTATTGCATGGAGGGTTAGCAGGCGCACCAGGTAAAGAACTGGAGTTGAATAGATTTGAGCTAATTTTAGAGACTGGTGTTGGGTTAGTAAGCGGGCAAGGCTCTGATCCAGTTATTATGCTGCAAATGTCATTAGACGGAGGACGGACATTTGGGACTGAACAATGGGCTAAAATCGGTAAATCAGCTGATTTCCTTCAAAATGTTGAATGGTTTGGATTAGGGCGGTTTAAAGAGGCTATCTTTAAGATCAAGACTTCAGACCCGGTTACTTACTCCATTCATTCAGCTAATGCGGATATTGAGGTCGGGATATGAGTTTCCCGCCTCCACAGCTACTACCGGACACAATTAAAGAAATAACATTCTTTAACAATTTGATTCAGTCTGTTTATTCATTATGGTTTGAGTCAGACAAGCTAAATACTTTGCATGAATCAGAAGCGTTAACAACAACTGATGCAACAATAGCAACACTTGACCAGATCGAGCTAGAAGAAAACACAACAGCACACATACATTCAACTATAGTTGCTGTAGAGTCAGGAAGCGGTAATAGGGCGACTTACGAGATAATAGGCACGTTCTATAGGGTTTTAGGGCCGGCGGTGCAACAAGGCGTAACAACGTCATTACACAGCATTGAATCAGATGGTTCATGGGCTGTCAGTTATGATGTATCAGCCAATAGTGCTAGAATAAGGGTAACAGGCGCAGCGGCGTCAATAGATTGGCGGTCGTCCAGCCGAATTATGAGATTATCAAATTAGGGTTAACAATGAGTTTACTCGGCAAAGTATTAGGCACAGATCAGGCGGCTGATAAGCAGTCCAAAGCGGCAACGCAAGCAGCACAGATTCAGGCTGATGCAACGACAAAAGCGGCTGAATTATCACGCCAGACAACGCAGGATGTTATCGCATCGCAAGAGCAAGCAGCAGCGACGGCTAGAAGTGATCTACAGCCATTTCGTGATGCTGGGGCGGCACAGCTGCCTAACCTTAATACTGATCTACAGGGAATCCGTGGGCTTGTAACAGACCTTAATCAACAAGCCAGCTTTGTACAAGATAACCCATTTTTCAAAGCATTAGCAGATGACGCACAACGTCGTATTTTTAACAACCAGGCTGCTAAAGGTAAAGTAGGTTCAGGTGGTACTGCTGAAGCATTACAAAACAGCATTATGTTGCTTGGCAATGATTTGGTAAATCAAAACGTAAGCCAGCGGCAGGGTGTTTTAAGCTCTGGACTCAATATTGCATCACTGGGAAGTAACGCAGCAGCTGGACAGGCAAATATCACTCAAGGAGCTGCTACGAATGCTGGAAACACAGCTATTAGCGGGAATAGAAGTATTACCGATCTTCTAACACAAGGCGCTAATGCTCAAGCTTCTGGTGTTGTTGGTTCAGCTAACGCACAAGCAGCCGGTACACAAGCAGCTATTAATACTGCTCTACAGATTGGAACAATTGCTGCGCTATCAGATAAACGATATAAGGAAAATATCAAACCTGTAGGTAAATCTAAAGGAGTGCCTTATTACTTCTTCAAGTACAAAGATAGCTTGAAATTACAGTTCGGCACAATGGCGCATGAAGTCGAGCATATCAAAGATGCTGTTATTGATATCGGCGGTAAAAAATACGTTAACTATGGGGCTTTATAATGGCTATTAATCCAAACATCCCATTACAAGCTAATGTCGTAGTTGACCCGTCTCAAGGAATTGCACAGCTGGCTAATGCTCTGCAAGTAAGAAAGCAGAACGACAGGCAGAAAGAGTTAGACGCTCAATCAGCTAAATCACAAGGCATTCAGGACGAAGCAAACAAATTGCAGATTGACGCTGCAAAACAGAAAATTGCTCAATCTGGAAAAGAAGGCGCATTGAAAGCATGGGGAGCTGATCTTGTGCGTATTAAGTCGTTGGCCGATGCTGGCCAATTACAGCAGGCCAGACACGAATTAATCCAGCGTAAAGCTAATCTAGTCGAACAGCAAATTAATGATCCTAGTGTTGATACAAATGACACTGATGAGCTTATTAATTTTATTGATCAAGGAAATTTAGAAGGGTTCAATGCTGTTGTAAATTCAGAGCTAAGCGGATTGCAGTCACTGGGATTGCTTGAAGGTGTAAGCGGCAAACAAGGGCTTGCATCGGCTAAAACAGAACTATTCACAAGCGGATCAATTCAGGCCATGCCAGATGGGTCTGTTATCGTAAAAGACCCTCAAGGGAATACTGTAACAGGCGAGGATAGGACGAAGGTATTAGCTGCAATACGTCAAGAATCAATCGACAAAGCCCAGTCAATGGCTAATATTGAGGTTCAAAAGAATAGAGATATTGAACAAGTTAAATCCGCTGAGAAGAAAGCGACACAGGCTTTTGATATGGTGGATAAAATACGAGGCAATATCAGAAACCTTGAAGAAGCGGCTAGGCTATCAAAAGATGGAGCTAATACTGGGCCAATTGTTTCAATGTTCCCAAGTTTCAAAGAAGAATCAGTGCGGCTTGATAACATGCAGAAACGATTAGGTCTTGATGTTGTTGGTGCAGTTACTTTTGGCGCGTTATCTAAAGGTGAATTGGATTTAGCCAAAGATGTTGCTTTGCCGACTAATTTAACACCAGAAAAACTAGTGAAGTGGATTGAAGACAAAATAGCAGCGCAAAAGAAATTAGCAACATATCTTGAAGACCAGGCTATTTATTTAAGCCAAGGACATACTAATGCAGAATGGAAGCAATACCAGAGAGAGCAAAAGAAAATTGCTGATTCTGTAATAAAATCCACAGGTGTGAGCGAGCAAGATATTAATGACACCATGAAAGAACTTGGGTGGACAAGGCAGCAAGTAATCAACGAATTGCAGAAAAGGGCTAAATAATGCCTAACCTATTTCCTGACCTTAAAGAAAAAGATAAACCGGTTAATACTGGAGGCGGCAATTTATTTCCTGACCTTGCGCCAAAACAAGAGCGTGCTACAAATCCTGATCAACCAGAGCAAGGTGGCCAGTCGTTCGCGGCAGGCGCAGGACAGCAATTATTGCAAGGCGCTACACTAAACACGGCTGATGAAATTCAATCAGTAATAGCTGCGGCTGTGGCAGCTCCTTTTATCTCTGATAAAACATTTTCCCAGCTAATGGTTGATGCTCGCAAGTCATTTAGAGAGCAAAACAAGAAGTTTGAAGAACAAAACCCTAAAACCGCATTAGGTCTGCAATTAGCTGGAGGGTTAGCAACTGGTGGAGCTGGTTTGGGTGCTACATCTACTATAAAAGGTGCTGCCGCTGTAGGTGGGACAATGGGTGCTATTGCTGGTGCAGGGACTTCAGATCAGCCAGAATTCTTGACTAAAGAAACTGCTATTGATGCTGGTATAGGTGCTGTTGGAGGTGCTGCTATCGGTGCTGCTATACCTGCTGCTGGCAAGGTTGTTAAGCCAATAGCAAAAGATATTGCTAAAATATTTACTAAACAATCTCCAACAAAGCAAAGAATAGCAAAGCTGATTGAAAGCGGATCAGTTGATAATGAAACCGCGAGATTTAAGTTAAAAGAAGGCGTGCAACCAGCTGAAACAAAGTTAGGCGAATACTTAAGAGTAGGCGCACCAAAGGTTGAAGCTGATAATGTAGCGCGAGAAGCGATTAAACAGGGATATGATGAAGGCGTTATCGCTGCGATTAAAGGTGCAAGCAAAACAGACAAAGCAAAGATGCTGAAAATGGTCGAAATACTTGATAGAGGCCGAAAGAATCAACGGTTTTCAGTAGAGAATAGACCTTCTGACGTAGTAGGCGATACGTTATTGCAGAGGTTAAAAACAGTTAAATCAGCTAATCAAGCAGCTGGTCAACAGTTAGATATCGTTGCAAAATCTTTGAAGGGACAGCCTTTCGATGCTAAAGAGCCGGTTGGTAAGTTTGTGCAAGACCTTCATGATATGGGCATCACGTTTTCAAATAAAGGCGGGAAGATTAAGGCAAATTACAAAAATTCTGATATACAAGGTTTGAAATCAATCGAAAACCTAATGACCCGAGTTATTAGTAGAATGAGCAATGTCGATAAAGTTGATGCTTTAGCAGCTCATAGAATGAAAAGGTTTTTAGATCAGCAAGTTCCTTACGGGAAAACAAAGGGGTTAACAGGTAAAGCTCGAACGGTATTAAAAAAACTACGTCATAACTTAGATAAAACGCTCGATGATTCGTACCCTAAATATAACCAAGTTAATACGGTTTATTCAGATACTATAAACGCTATTGATTCTTTGCAGGATGTTTCAGGACAGAAAATGGATTTATCTGGAAAAAATGCAGACAAGGCTGTTGGAACTCTACTTCGCAGGCTATTAAGCAAACAACAGTCTCGCGTTAGGCTTTTAGATGCTGTGAATGAGGTTGAATCAGTCGCTAAAAAATACTCAGGCGATGGTAAAAAGCTCTTAACAGGAAAAGGAAATGGCGAGGATGATTTGTTAACACAAGTTATGTTTGCGGATGAGTTAGAATCAGTCTTTGGATCATCGGCAAAAACTTCATTTCAAGGCGACATTGAGAAGGCGATTAATAAAGGCGCAAATCTTGCGACCTCTCCGACTTCTGGTTTCGATGCAGGGGTATCAATTCTAGGGAAGGGCGCTGAAAAGATACGGGGTATTAATCCTGATAATGCAATCAAAGCAATTAAAGACTTATTGAGCGAATAACATGGCCTGGCTACCAATAGCGCAAACTGTCCCGCAATACACCTCTTCTGGTGAGCCTGCTGCGGGTTATGTTTTAAAATTCTACGCAGCTGGAACTGCAACTAATATTGTCATTGCAACTGATAACACTGGTGGCACTACCGCAACTGACGCATTATTGAACGCAGATGGCTATCCAGAGGTTACAGGATCAGTTTTTATCCCACACATAGACCAATCCTATAAAGTTGTTTTGTATCCATCACAGGCGGCAGCAGACAGCGATACAGGGTCTGTTTGGTCTGTAGATAACTTAACTCCTCCGGTTAATACGGTTAACTCAGTTGACGAAAAGGTAAAAGTATCAAGTAACGATACAACAGCAGACACGCTTGATAGCAAGGTCGTATCAGGAACAAACATCAATGTGACTGAAAACCTAGACGGCGCAAATGAGAATCTAAGCGTAGATTTAAAATTGACGGCTGATGTAGTACCGGAAACAACGTCGGCAATTGATTTAGGAACAGTGACAAAACAATTTAAAGATGCGCAGTTCAGCGGGACTTTAACTGTAGACACTGCTTTTTCAGGGGCAGCATTCTTAGACGAAGATGATTTAATATCTGATAGCAATACAAAAGCAGCTAGTCAGCAATCTATAAAAGCATATATTGATTTGAAAACAGGCGGTCTTAACACAAAAATAATTGATATTGGCGACTGGGATATGGATGCAACATTATCAGTATCAATACCTCATGGTTTAACATATTCTAAAATAAGGAGCGTCAAGGCGTTAATTCGTAATGATGCAGACTCGGCTGTATATGATTTTTCTTCAGTAAATAATGCAGTGACAGAAACAGCAGGAAACTTTGTTTATGCGACAGTAACAGACGTTGCAATAACTAGGGCGACGACAGGATTTTTCGATTCAACAGGATTCGATAGTACATCTTATAATCGTGGCTGGATTGTAATAAGGCATATTAACTAATGGCATATCTACCAATAGCTCAAACAGTACCGCAATACTCTAATAACGGTGAGCCAGCTTCAGGCTATGTCCTGAAATTCTATGCCGCTGGAACATCGACCGTTATCAATTCAGCGACAGATAACACAGGAGCAACTCTGTTAAGCGATATAGTGCTAAATGCAGATGGCTATCCAGATCAGTCTGGCTCTATCTTCATTCCGCATATAGACCAAGAGTACAAATTAGCATTATATCCTTCACAGTCTGCTGCTGACTCAAACACAGGCGCAACATGGTCTATCGATAATCTAGCTGCTGCGGTAAATGCTGACACAAACAGCCAAGTTCAAGTATCAAGCAATGATGCGACACCAGGTTATTTGAACGGTAAACTCGTTGTAGGTTCAGGGATAGGGTTAACAGAGCAAAATGATGGCTCAGACGAAAGCCTTTTAATTACTAATCCGGTTAAAATTTATGACACTTTGGCTTTAATGGTCGCAGACGTTGCCAATATCTCTATTGGCGATTCTATAACACTGGATGGACGGAATACGAAAGGCGATGGCGGCGGGGCTACTTGGCGCGCAGTTGATGCTACCTTGGTTACGACTAATGGATATAATATTGTAGCTGGAAATGCTACGGTTGCTTTTCAACTTTACACCAGTTTAATCCCATTCAGTCAGCATACCGTTATCCCCGCTCAGTGGGGCGCAGACGTAACAGGTGCAACAGATTGCACTAGCGAAGTACACGCAGTTAGAGACTATGCAAAATCTTCTGGTGCTAACGTATATTTTACCAGAGGCACTTATCTCGGAAACTTTGATTTTCAAGGCTTAAACGCTTCTCAATGGCAGAATCTTGTTATCTACGGTGACGGTATTAATACTGTGCTTAAACGTAATTCTGCACTGTCGCAGGTGCTTAGAGTTCGTGGTGAGTCATCTTCCGGTGATATGAGATACCCGCATGTATCTAACTTGATGATCGACGGTAACGGTAGCTCTACATCACCAGCTTTTGAAATCAATTATTGCCAAACCCCACAGGTAGAGAACGTCTATTTTCAGAATTGCCATAATGCAATGTTGATGGAAACTAAGGTTTATGATGGTTCTTTAACTCACGTCATATTCCGCGATCCAGACAGAACAGCGGCTGATGGCTACGCATTAAAACTTGGCGATAGCTGCAATTACATTACTATTGACGATTCTTATTTCATCGGCCCAGGTGATGCTAATAAACACACATTGCTGTATTGCTCAGGACCGAATGATGCGCCAGGGTATCATCGGATTATAAATTCACAGTTTGAAAACTCGTCACATCCAATTACTTTAGAGGATGTTCGCGGCATCGTTCTTGATAACAATCATATCGAAGGACACGGGGCATTGACGACTGGCACGGCTGAGTTTCATGGAATTACAATTAAACCTGTTACCAATGGTGGCGCAAGTGCTTTCGGCTCTGGAATGGTTATCACTAATAATAAATTCTGGGGGAAATCATCCACTACGGCTTTTGATGCGTTTATCAATATTGATCTCGATAGTGCTGGGCAGACTGAAACAGAGGATTTATTCGCTGGGTGGGTTGTTGAAGGCAACACTTTCGGAACGTCTGCGACGCAAGGCGGCGATGCTTATGGCACAAAGGCTGCTATCAGCTTAAAGGCATTTAGTGCTAAAGGACAAGTGTTGAGGTTAGGCAGTAATAACTGGCACGCTAACGGCGCATCAGGTGGAGTGTTGAGAACAGATTTTATACTGACGCCTGCTAACACTGCTGGCAACTATGCCAGGTATACTCTTGATAATGAGTCGCCTTTGTATGACCTATGGCTAAGTGGATCGAGAGAGATAGCAACACTTAACAAGGCTATGAGTGGTGGTATTATCACCACAGAGAACGCAACTGCAAACGGATCACTGACCCTGCCTAGCGCATTGAAGAACATGGAGTACACTTTTATTGTGTCTGAGTCCTACTGGCTTGAGTTAGACCCGGCAACAGGTGAGAGATTTAGATTAGCTTCTGCTGCTGATAAATACATCCGTTCGTCAGGTTCTAGTGGCGATACGTTGAAGATATATTGCATCGAGGATGGAATATGGGATGTTGCATATTCACAAGGAACATGGACATATCAAGTCTAAGACTGCATTGACTTGCTTCTGTTTCGGTATCTGATGAATGAGTGAACCATATAGTTATGCGCTTGTTCACTGTATCTTGATACTTGTTGTAAGCCTTTTGGAAATACACCGAACACTTCACGGAATTTGTGCGCCGCCATCCCTTTAGTGTTTACAGGCATCTTGCCCTGTTTCATTCTGCGCTGATTCAATTCCATAATCTCATGCAATAAACCGGAGTACATTTCTTGCTTGTCAGGTTTTTTCTTTTTATGCTTAGTTGATTTATTGTTAACAATCTCGACCATCTTCCCATGCTCAAATCTCATAACCTGTCCGTTAACGAATTGAGTATATTTCTCCGGCTTATATCCGCAATAATTACACTGTCCGCCAGTAAAGAAGTGATGACACTCAGGGCATTCTGACTGCTTCACATCGCTTGCTTTTGGCTTATCGTCACGCTCTTTCTTTTTGCCATCACATAGCTCGGTGAACTCAGCTTCGTAAACGTCTGGATGCGAGTACCGCTCCCAGTTGCCGCCGTGGTCGTGGATAATTGCTACTTTGTCTGGGTTATTTGGATCACTACGCCTTGCCCTGCCGTGTAACTGTATCCACCTTCCAAGTGCCGACGGGTGTCCATCCTTGTCCGGTGCGAACGCTGTGCATAAAAGGATTGCTGACGCTTCTGGATAGTCAAAGCCCTCTATTAATTTAATGACTGAGAAAACACCGATTAACAAACCATCCTTTAATGATTTAAGCACCGCCTCGCAATCATCATGGCTCATTTTGCTGTGGACATAGCCTACATTATGTCCAGCGTTTTGAAACAGCTCTGCAAGGTGAACACAAGACTTGATTGATTTAGCGAATCCAAGAAACGGTCGGCCTTCCATATCTGGATTGTTTTCGTACTCGGTTAGAACATCGCCGGTTAGTGACTCAACCTGCTTATCTTCGTCTCTGGTACTGTACTCACCAGTCGTTAGAACTTTCAGTTTTGAATGGTCTATTTGCTTCCTTGCCGCTAGAACCCGCATCGGAGTTATAACTCCCTGCTGTGCTAGTTTGTAGGCCGGTGTAGTCCTTACAAGGTCATCATATACGTTTGCTAGTCCTTTACTCATCGGTGTAGCAGAAAGACCGACAAGCCACTTAGTATCAATATTCTCTACTGCTTTGAACCGAAGGTGAGCCTCGTCAACAACCACACAATCGAAGTCTTTAAATAAATCTGGGTAGTCTCGAAGTCTATTACCGAGTGTTTGGATGGTCGCTATCTGTACTGCATAACTGAGATTAAAGCGTTCGTCATTTCCTTGAATAATCCCGACGTCAGTTTGCAGGATGTAGTTGAAGTCTTTGAGAATCTGGTTTATCAGAGTATTGCGAGGGACAACAAACATCAACCTGGCTTTGTTGTTTTTGCTGAGTATCCGGTGGAATAAAGTGGCTGCCCAAACAGATTTCCCTGAACCAGTTGGTGACATGCACATTTGCCGACGATATCCTGCTCGATACGATTTAATCATATTATCGAACAGTTTTATCTGAACATCCCTTAACTTTAAATCTGCCGGTAATGGTTTTAAATCAACCGGCTTTATTATTATTTTATCATCGAACATAGTCACCTCTAACTATATGGTAGTTGGGGCGAGACTCGAACTCGCATCAGCCGATTATCTGTCGTTACGGGTTATAAACCCGCTGCTCTACCAGTTAAGCTACCCAACCATTTTTGGTAATGAAACAGATTTCGCTACCAGATATAACAGGTCGATGAACCAGACGGAGCTGGCTATCTAGTTGTTAGATTACTAATCACGCCAATTATCACACCAACAATCAGGTGTTATCTCTTTTATGAATTCAGTAGTGATATGCGTATGTATTACATCAGGTGATGATTCTTCCGATTCATCTGCAAAATAAATAAGTCTTACAGAATCTTTTTTACCATCTTCAATTAGCACCTTTTGTATGTCTTTATTAAAATCCTCAAGTGCTGAATATCTTTTTAACTCTGTATAACTAGCCCAGTAATCTCTATCGAAATCAATTAACCCATCATATTTATCTGTAAACCATTTAGGCAATTCATCTTTCTTCATTACCATTGTGTCGCTTATTACTTGGTGTCTGTAACCCATTTCATTCTCCTATAATTATTAAAGTAAACCTAACAATACGCGCAAGGCGCTATCGCTCGGACTCGCTGCGCTCTAATCATTAAACCAAATAGTCCAAACACTCACTAACATAATCAGGCTGAAACGGTGTGGATTCCATCACATCAACCTTATGACCTATGTCAATTTGTATCCGAACCATAGAGAATAACAAACTTACAGCGATCAGTAAAAGCACTGTTACCGTTTTCGATGCTTGCGGTTCTTCCTCGCCTTCGTCTTTTCGTACTGTCTCCACGGGTGCATCATCCAAAAATATAGCTGATGCCAAGACCTAGCAAGTAGATCATCACGCAGACTGGAACAAGGATTAGCGCTGAACGTGCAAACCATTCCCAGCGTTCAAGTTTTGCATCTTCAAACAGTTCGATTTGATCTTCGTCGATGTCTGTTGGTTGTTTCATTTATCACCTCTATATTTCTTGTGTACTCGGATAACCTCATGTAGCATATCCCGAACCTTCATCATTCGAGCTGGATCAGGGTTATGATACTTACCTTGCAGCATTTTCATAAACCAGCTAATAGGCACGCCGGATGCCTTAACGGTCATCGGATAGCTGTAGTTTGCTAACCGCATCAAGCCTTTTAGTTCTTCTGGTGTAATCATTGTTATTCCTTGTTTGGATTGTTTCTGTCTAATTCACCATCTAAAGATTCTGTCTAGTTAGATGTTATGTGTATTGCACTTTGCCGTTACCATTATCATCCAGAACGTAACGGAATGCGCCCCAGTTCATAGCCATCAATTCGCAGTCGTCATCAAATACCTCCAGGAAATTTCGCAATTCTCCGACTGTTGCAGGATGTAGCAATTGGTGATCTGTGTGTATTGGATCACGCCTTTCGCAAATGCAATTAGAGCATCGATATTCGAATTCTTTATCATTTAATGGGCATTCATGTAACATATTTCACCTATAAATTGTCGAGTAGTGATTTCAAACACATAACAATCAATTTCAACGGAGCGCAAAAACCGCGCCCGCTGAATAATGGTCGTTATAATTTCAATAACCACAAATTAGCCATCCTTCGTCCAGCATTAGTTTTCTTCTGCTCGACCGGCTCAGACTCTTTCCCAACTCGCCATTGATCAATATAGCCTTTAAATATCTTGCTATGATCTGATGGGTTAAAGCGATTAAGCTGGTCATAGATAAATTCTCTATCTTCACGCTGTGGAAGCTTGTTTATGGCGTCTGTTAGGTTCATTAAAATGGTAGTTTGTCGAATCCTTCATTAGCAGGTGGCGCATCATTCTGGTTTTGAGCTGGCACAGGTTCTTGCTGCTGATTTGTTTGACCGTTGTTTGACTGGCTACTACCGAGCATTTGCATTTCATGTGCAACAATCTGAGTTGAATAACGATCCTGTCCGTCTTGGCCTTGATATTTGTTTGTCTGAATCTTTCCCTCGAAGTAAGCTTGCTGTCCTTTCTTCAAATACTGAGCAGCAATCTCGCCTAACTTTCCGAACATAACGACACGATGCCATTCAGTTTTCTCTACCTTTTCTCCAGTATTCTTGTCTTTCCATGATTCACTGGTCGCTATAGAGACTGTGCAAATAGCTGATCCACTCGATGAATATTTAACGTCAGGGTCTTGCCCTAATGTTCCGACAATAATGGCCTTATTAACGCCTTTCATTTACATTAAACTCCTAATCTGTTTTTGAAGGTAATAAAATCTTTTTCTGTGCTGCAATAATTTATCTTGTTCTTTATCCGTCAACTTGCCTGCCTGCTCGTACATCATAATAATCCCATGCACTTCCTTTGCCTCGACTGATAGCTTTTCCAGTCTCCATTTGTCTTTGTCGAACTCTGACTGATTATCAAAGTACAGGTCTTTAACCTGCATCCCAACTGACAAACAAATGTCATCAATAGAGCAGCCAGCAAAGCAATGTAAACTAATCTTAACCTGGTTGGCAGAAATCATTAGCGAAGGTCGTCCATCTTCATGGGCTGGGCATCTAGCCATGTACTTCCCGTTATGTAACTGTTTAACTTTTTCCAGCCGATCAAGGAAACTGTCGATCATACCATCTTCCGTCCTATCCAAACATCAATCGGCGACAGCTTCACCTCTACCAGCTTAGGCCGTGACTTAGAATAATGCCTGCGCATCTTCATGCAATGAGGATCAACACAACTTACCCGACGATCATAGACAAACTGAGTCTCAAGCCGTCCATTGTCTTTACGCTGGCGCTCAATTCTCTTTCCGCATTCTGGGCAGTCTTTATAAACAAAGTTTCTTTCGGCTTCTGCATCCAGATATGCCTGCCTGCAAGCGTTATCGCAGAACTTGCGGTTTTTGTAAATAATCGAGCTTTCTTTGCCGCCAGATGGAAATACTTTCCGAACTATCGGCTTGTCGCAGTTTAAGCAATTTCCTTGTTTGTCTGCCATGTTTCTGTCTAATTCTTGATTTAAAGATTCGGCCTAGTCGGATGTTAGCCGCACATAGCTAAAACCTGTGCGGCGAAAAGAAATTCAAAATAATAATTCATTAAGCCGTGAAATACGCTTACGGGCGTCTTCCGTTTTTTCCATAATAGCTCCGGCACCGCCATCTAGGATGTCTCTAAGAGTAGGAAGCGACTCTTTTTCTTTTGCGAATTCATGATCTGTTGGTGACGGCCCTTCGATTCTGTGTATTAGATCATCGAGTTGTTGTGAAATAGTGCCAATTTGTTGAATGGCATCATGTATTTCGATGTGTTTTTCTCTTCTTATTGCTTCGTTGCTAATTTGTTCAATCATAATTATACCTTTACTTTAATTGCAGCGGCTAACAAGTCATTTCACAGGACAGCGTTCCGCTGCGCTCCACTTGCCTGTAAATTCGGTCGTTAGCTAGTAATATCCCCAAAAGGTCTAAATATCTTATAGTGGCCTTTTTTATTTCTGGTTACTAATTTCTGTTTAACCATTTCTTTGCATACCGGAGAGCCAACTGAGCTGTGACCACCATTTATTACCCGTCCAATCTCGGTTGGTGAAATCCAATCTCTACCCTCCCGCTGAGAAACACCATTCATGTATCGAATTGCTATATCTATTTTTTCTTGCATTTTCATTAAAATCACCTATCTCGTTTAAATTCTAGCTAACAATACGCACCAGCGGAGCGCTAAAACCGCGCTCGCTGTTGTGCTCGGTCGTTATACATTCAAAATACTCTCAACAATCTCCGGCACTTTAGCAACTACTCTATCATCCCGGTTGATCATTTCTTACTTAAAATATCTGCCAGAATATTCTTGTATTGCCTTTTAGCACCTACTGGAATATCCGAGCCAAACATATTAATCACAGCAATATATTCATCGTTTGACAACCGCTTATACGCCTCATGGTACTTATCATAATCTTCTGAATCAGAATCAATAAGACTTCTGAAATAAGCGTTGGCTTTTTGAATCTTTTTAACATCAAGCAACTCACCAGAAGTCTCACCAATAAGAATTGGTACTCTATTCCACTGAAACCGAACACGTCCGTTATAATCAGTTGCCTTAAGACTATCTAGTAAGCCGTCTTTAAAAGATGATTCCCAGCGCCACAAATCAAGACGCAATTCCCATGATTGATGAAACTTGCCATTACGCTCTTGATACTCATTTTTGAACAATTTAACAGAGATTCGCGGGTAATCGTAAAGCTCAAGACCGATCCCCCAGTTAAAACAGGCTCTCTTGAATGAATCGGATGCTAGACCTTTCTGAGCTTCAGCCATTGACTCTGTACCTGTATCCTCCTTAGAAACCCAATGCTTTCTATCTTCGTTCCAGATAGAAACTGTGCAATTGTGGTTATCCCTCGAATGCTCACGCTTCCATCCAAGTTGACCGCAAATATCATTAAGCCGATTAATGTCAACCCTGGCATCCTTGTACGCAAGGATAGTCGCATACCCGCCGTTATTGATAGACTGAATGCGGAAGTCTATTTGGTCGATTGTAAGCGGTTTAGTTAGATTCTTGATATCCATCTTCTTCCTCACTATACTCTGGTTCTGGTAACGCTTCGTCTGTTTCCGGTACATTCTCTAAGTACCACTCGCCCATCTTGCTCACTTCTCACCTCGTCTATCGCGTCGATACGCTTCTACTTTTAGTTTGCACTGGTGGTTGTTCTTGCTGATCTCCACCATTCGATTATAAGCTGCTGTAAACTCAAGGTAATCATCGTCGATGATAACCATAGCTGGCAGCTTTACTATTCTCCATCTGTCGGGTCTGCTCATTGTTCCTACGCCTTAAACATATCTATTAAAACATTGATAAACCCGTCGATCTTGTCTATCACGAAATCGCCGAAGCCTTTTTCTTGCCTTGTCTCAGGTATCATCATTTCTTCCTGCTTACAATTCTTCTTATAATATTTAAGGTGCGCTATAGCTTCTTTTTCACTTAGTCCGAAGTTACACATTCTTTATATCTCGTTTAACATAGAATCTGTAGATACCACTGTTAGCTTTGTAAATCAGTTTCTTTTAAGTTCCTCACGATTTCAAGCATATTGCTAACATTCCGAATATTTTTTTCAGCCACCTCTATTGCTTTTTTATTATTGTCAAGTTTCTTTGTAAGCAATTCTACGAGCTTCATTCTCGCATCTTCAAAAATATCAAAATACCATTGCCAGTTTGTTTCTTTTCTTTCAGCTATTTTGTTTTTAAAATAAACTGTTTTTTCTGTTTCCCTTTCAACTTCTACCATTTTTATTTCATTTAAGTTAATAGTATTAACTTTATATTTCGTTATCATTTCTTTTACCCTGTAAATTAAAGAGCTTCACTGCGTTACGCCTTTTTAATTCGGGCGTTAGCTGTCTTTAAACGATTCAATATGCTTGCCGAACTCATGGCGTAACGTCTCTAACTGGCTGCGCTTAACCAGCCAATCCCTTACCCGTCCTGGTAGGCTTCTATAGCCTTTGTATGCTAGATTGCCGTCCATATATAACCACACCGCTTCCATCTCAACATCATCGCCATCCATATAATATTCAACGGTAATTTGAGCATCGAAAGACTGGCCAAACACTTCAAAATCTTGATAGAAGTCGTAAGTATGGTAGATCATTTTTCAACCTCCGATTTAAGAATCTTTTCTGCAATCTCTCGTGCAGCATCACTCAATGCGAGATCGAATTTGCTGGCCGCTTCGGAGTAGATAGCGCCATTGAAAGCCTGACGGGTGTATTCTTCCCATGCAGCAACACCTTCGTCGGATAGGTATCCAAGAACATCGTCCCATTTATACCCTTTATATTCTTCGCCATTAGCAGTAGCTGTCAGAATATCATCCACCATACTGTTCAGATATTCTTCCTCTAGCTCTGCTTCCTTGCTATATCCACTGTCAGGGTCTTTTGTTGCGTTATACATTTTGTCACCTCTTTTATTTAATTTATGGCTTGAAGTATACCACCAAAATGATATAATGCAAGACATAGAAACGAAAAATTATATAAAAATATTTGAGGTTAGAGATAATGCGCGTTAACATAAACCAACTTCGAGGCCGGCATCCGGTTTTCCAAGTCACCTCCTCACAGGATATCCCCTGTATTCCCCTCCCGATTTTAGGAGGGGCTTTTTAATGCCTTCTCGCACCCCAAAACAAAACCGAGCATACTGGAAGTATCTGCGCTCTTTAGCGGATGATCTGAATGATGCCGGTATCGACTTTAAAACGTCTGTACGACTTCCTGTGCGGTTTACTGCTGAGAACATGCACGAGTATATGTTCACGCCAGTTATGCAGTCTTTATACCCTGAAAAGAAGTCAACGACTGAGCTATCAACTGTAGAGATGCAGGAAGTCTACGATACGTTTAATGCTGCTGTAGGTCAGCGGTTTGGAGTTAGCCGTAACTGGCCTAGTAATAGATAACGATTGAGCGTACTTGAAATTTATGGAGCGAAGCGGAATAAAATTTCCAGTAGCGCGACTTGTTAGCAAGATTTTAATTTAGACGCTCTGCCGCTGCGGACACCGAAGATGGCAACACCGGCAACAGAGCTGAGCTGAGGGAAACAAGACGCGAAACCCATTGGATGCACAAGTAGCGATACGCGCCCGAATAGAACCGGGACTCCCGTTAGGCGGGGATAGCGAAAAATGCGGCAGGATGGGCAATTTGACTGTGACAGGTAATGCTGGCGACGAGCTTGACCGAATCAGAGGCGGTAACTAGGTTTACCGGGCAGAGCGTCTAACTTAGGAGAGAGCAAATATGAAAGAATTAGCCAAGAAAATACTATGCTTGATTCGTCCACTAAAACCGTGCCGGGTTGATGATTGCTATGTGTACACTGCCCGCAGAGACAAAAACGGGCAGCCTTACTGCTCGGTTTGCAGAGATGAATCTTGCTAACTGACAGAGTTTAACGGGCGCATAGATATTGAGCTACGGAGCACGCTGGTTTAGCGCTCCGTTTTAGAACGCATTATTATATTACGATATTTTACGAGGAGTACAAAATGAAAGATATTCTTACTGTTGTTTTTGGTGGTGTTGCGATTTCCGTACTAATAATCGCTCTGTTTTTAATTGGGCCTATTCTAGTTTTATGGGTGATCAACAGCCTTGCAGAGGCTGGCGGATTATCATTTTATATAGAGCACAATATGTGGAATTACTGGGTTGCTTTTATTCTACTACTGTTAGTCAGGGGTGGCTCAAGTAGTAGCCGTAAGTAATATAACGCCAGAGCTGTGCTGACGACACGAAGCGCAGCGTAGTGGTGGTCAGAACGAGCGAATTGTTATAACTACGTTTGGTAAGAATTATGGGATATGCAGAAAATACAAGTGTAAGCACAGAAAAAAGTAGGGCTGAAATTGAACGAACTTTGCAGAGATACAATGCCGACCAGTTTATGTATGGCTGGGATGCGGATAAAGCTGTGGTGGGTTTTCGTATGGCCGGAAGACAGATTCGTTTCTTGCTGCCAATTCCAGACAAAGAAGATTGCCGGTTTACCCATACACCAACTGGCAAGGTACGAAAGCAGAACGCCGCATACAACGAATGGGAGCAAGCCTGCCGCCAAAAATGGCGAGCACTGAGTCTTGTTATTAAAGCAAAACTGGAAGCTGTTGAAGCTGGTATTGCAATATTTGAAGATGAATTTATGGCAAACATCGTGCTACCGAACGGTGATACAGTAAGCCAATTCATGCTGCCGCAGATCGCCGCAGCGTATGACCAGGGCGAAATGCCGAAGATGCTGCCAGATTTACGGTAGTAGTAGTTATAACGACCCAGCACAGCGAGCGCGGTTTTAGCGCTCTGCTGGTACGTATTGTTATAACGATTTTAATTTGGAGAAACTATGAGTTTATTTCAGTGTGAAATCTGTGGATGTGTAGAGAATACAGCCACATCATCTCAAGGCTGTACAGGCGGAATGGAACGACTTTTCGACTGGACGGGCTTAGAAGATTTAAAAGGGAAAAAACTTTGTAGTGTTTGCGCGCCAAGAATTTATCGTGACGGTACGAGCACATGGTTTGGGAGGTGGCATGGAGAGTTTAAGCGAACGTTTTTACCGAAGGGAAAATTTAAAACAAACAGGCAAGGTAACCTTGAACACATTGAAACAGGTGAAACAGATTACAGAAAATATGCAATCTGATTTCGTTATAACGACCAGAGCGAAGCGGCGAGCGCAGCGAGTCCGAGCGATAGCGACTTGCGCGTATTGTTATGTGTATATTTTTGGAGATTAGGAAATGACTAATTTTATTGGCTTAGTTTCTGAGTTAGCTGGACGCAATGACATATCAATGAAACCAGAAAAAGAGATTGATTTTGGAAATCTGAATATAGAAATGCTTGACAAACAAGCTCGCCGGTTAGCAGATAATGAAGTTTTCGTTTTTATTGATGGAGAAGAGTCAGAAAGTGACGAAATCACAGAAAAGCATGGCCTTGAAGAACTCAATAGAGTATTAAACAGAATTTTTGATGGTGAACTGTATGAAAAATTTTATTACACATAACATCTGGTTATACCGAATCACAAAATAGTGAAATAGACAGAAACTACCTATCTAGGATATAAAATGCCAAAATGGAACAAACCAGAAACAGCGCCTAGAAACGGCCATCTGGTCTTTGCCAACTTAGGATGGCCGTGGCCTATTACCGCCTGCTGGAACGAATACGAGCATAGATGGGTTTATGCTATGGCTCAGTTAAACATAGTGGATAGGCAGGAAGACCCATATTTTGAAAACGAGTATGCGGAAGATAGCGAGCTATTGGGCTGGTTGCCGCTTCCAGATGTTAACGAGGTGAAGAAGTGAGCATATTAGAACGATTAAATTATTATAATGGTCGTGTTCTTGAGCTAGATGTTTCTGTCGATAAAAAGACTGTTAATTTAATGGAGCAATGTGACCAATATTTTAGCGTCGATTTAACTAAAGAAGAATTTGGCAAACTGATAAAAGAACTAAATCAAATTTACGACAGCATGGAATAGAATGAAATATATCTGCTATCGCTGCCTACAGGTTATGGATATATCAGAACTTCGACCAGGTGCAAAGATGAAAGGGCTTTCTGTAGAGTTAAGCAGAAAGATTAAAATGTGCAAGTCTTGCAAGTGCAGGACGTTTTATAAAATAGGTGATATATGAATGAAAATGAACCGATCAGCATCCGACCAGTGGATAATGGGTTTATTGTTACAAAAATTTACGGTAATAGTAACGGTGAACTAATCTCTGACAAGAGTATTAAAGTTTTCAGGAGCATGAATGAGTTATGCAGATTTATTCAAGAACACTTTGAACATCGTGGGCTGTGTATTGAGAGTGACACATAAACATACCGCATAAAAAATAAACCCCGACTTGATCGAAAAACCTAGTCGGGGTATTATTCAAGGGTCGGAGTTAGCAGCTCCTACAAAATCAGGTTTTAACGGAACCGATTCATAAGTTAAATCTTATCAATCCCTCCAGAAAAATCAAGTTTTCTTATAGTTGCTGCTTTAATTTGTTACTTTTGTTAACACTTTCCGATTATCTCACTCTACCGCCAGCCGTCTAGCGAAAGCAAACCGGCAAAACATAGCCCAGGTTATGTGGATAAGAAGGGGCGGTCACATTGTCGCAACAATAGGCAATGGGGATAAACAGGCGTAATGGTGATTTGGTGTTAATTGACTGCTGACCAGAACTCAAGCAGCACTGCAAACAAAGCAGATTAAAAAATAATCGGTCGCTTAGTAGCGAGAACGTCCGGCAAGACGGTGTAAACTGTGTCCTGATAAATAGAGTTAGATAACCAGTTGCATTGAATATGCAGGATTGGGTTTAGATCACCAAACCCTTCAAGTGATTAGTATTGTCTGGAGAATTGTATGAATAGAAAATTGATGCTTGCTAGAAGGTATTTCACAGCTTATCTGGATTTGAAGCCTAATGTATCCAACGCAGCAATGATCCAGCAGCTTATATGTAAAGGGGTTATCCATGAATCAAAAACAAAGCGTAAATCTAGCAAAGTATTGATTGAGATTTACCGCGCATTAAGCAAAACACATAAAATAGTGTTAAGCAAAAAGAAAGGATATGTTAAGCCATCTAGTGAATTTTACAGGTCTTCGCAATGGCGGAAATTACGGTACCAAGTTTTAAAGAAATTTGATGGGTGCTGTTGTTTATGCGGGAGGTCAAAACGTGAGCATAATATTGTTATTCATGTAGATCATATTAAACCTAGGAGCAAGTATCCTGAGTTAGAATTAGAAGAAAGCAATCTCCAGCTTTTATGCGAGGATTGTAATTTAGGGAAGTCAAATCGGGATTCTATAGATTGGCGATAATTGATAATCAGAGAGCGTTGCACTTCCTGCGGTAGATTAGACAAAAAGATAATTAAAGGTAAGTGGTATGAACAAAATAACAGTTAAAATAAACGGTAAACTAAAAAAGTGTGACAACCATTTTTCTGATCACAAAACCAGCTCTCAAGATATGCTTTCTGGTAATAAAATGGCGGATGAAATAGGAGATTTATATATTGATCATAGAATTAACTTGCCAGAAGTTCAATGGATGCAAGTTATGAAAGCGTTACGGATACATGGTTTTAAAATTACTTTTGTGAGGAACAAATGAGAAAATTAAAACAAGCAGGAATTGCACTGGCCGAAGCTGCTGGCAGATATATTGGCGCTATAGCATACATTGATGATGTTCTTTACGATATCTATAAATACAGCCAAGAAGATTACGACAAAGCTGATAAAGAAGCAGATATAAGCAAAATAAATTTAATATCTGCAATCGAGAACTTTAACGAGGTATCTAGCAATGGCTGATATAACAATGTGCAGCTCTCGGCTATGCCCAAGACGCGAGACTTGCTATCGGGTAAGTGCAAAGCATAGCTTATGGCAGGCATGGTCTGATTTCTTTCGGCCGGAATGTCAGTGCGATATGTTTATCAAGGCAAAGGCTGAATGCGAGGAAACAGGCGTACACTGGCCGGTGTTTAATCCGACAGACAATCAAGACTATTGCGAGACGTGTGGGAAGCGGATGGTCGATATTAATGCTAAATAACGATCAAGTGTCACCGGATTTCATGGAGCGCAGCGGAATGAAAATCCGTGTGTACGCGCTTGTTATGTTGTTTTTTGAAATTATCTCTTGAGTTATTAGTAACGCAGTGTATTATTACTAATAACAGTGATAAACACGCAAAAGGGGGTAAGGAAATGTTTGAACAAGATTTTGACAATATGTTTGCTGACGTTTGGTTTGATGAGCGTGATTGCGCATACGCCTATGAGGAAGGTATAGGTGAGTTTGATGCTGGGGCCAATACCATGCACTCCAATGATGCGGTTATCGCTGTTCGCAAGTATGACCGCGCCCTCCGTGGTACGCATTATGCAGGCAAGCGTAACCGCCTCCGCGCACAGCGGAATAGTTTGGTTACTGCCTTTGGGCCGGAAATGGTTGAGCGCGTTGGTTATGACTAAGCGAAAGACGGCAAGCACCAAAGATGGTGCTTGCCGTCAAGCGAAATTTAGAAAAGAACAAAAGAAACTTGGCAGGCGCGGAAGGCTGTATTACTTGACCGATGAGGAAAAAGAGATGGTGGATTCGTTTTTGTACAAGCTACGCGAATCGCCATAACGACAAGAGCGAAGCGGCGAGCGCAGCGAGTCCGAGCGGTAGCGACTTGCGCGTATTGTTATGCGTAATTTTTTACTTTAGAGGTAGATATGTGCAACTGCAAAAACATGGCCGGCTACGGCGACGATAGCTGGGGAAAACACCACCACATAGCCTGCGAAAAATACGCCACAGAAAAGAACCCCTACCTGTTTTATTACGAGGAAGGTGTTGAGGCATGGGTTCCCGTACCAGAAAAAACTGAACATTTAATTGTTGTCGACGATCAGCTAGATAATGATGAACGAATGCAACTTTATTTTAGACGAATAGACATGACCGACAAACAAATTGCAGAAATGCCTTGTGATTAACACATAACATCTATTTAGACAGAAATGCAAAAGCTGAAAACCTGTAGACTCTGCAAGTCGAAGTTCCGGCAGTTCAGCTCTATGGTTCCTGTGTGTTTGGACTGTGCGCCTGCTTATGCTTTGGAGAAAGCGAAGAAGAAGCGGAAGGCGAAACAGGTAGAAAAGAAGCGTGCGACTAAGCTCAATGATAGAGCATATCTTGTTAAAAGAGCACAATTCTACTGTAATAAATGGGTAAGATTGCGTGATGAAGGCAAGTCGTGTGTTTCATGTGGAACAACAGACGCCAAGTTCCATGCAGGACATTACAGGCCAACGTCAAGCAGCCCAGAACATAGGTTCAATGAGTACAATCTTGCAGCGCAATGCCCACAATGCAATCTGTTTAAATCTGGGAATTTAACCGAGTATCGAAAGGAACTGATTAACCGGATCGGGCTTCAGCATGTAGAGCATCTTGAAAGCAAAACACCAACACAGAAGCTGGATTGTGCCGATTTGTTGGAGATAATCGAATATTACAAAGGGAAGATTAAGGCAAAAGAAAACCCGCTAGACCATAAAGGAAAGGCGGGCTAATTCATAAGGTTTATTGTTGGTTAAGTTCCTGCAAAGCCTTTTTAACCTGAGCTTTCTCAAACTCACTCAGATTTCGCTCAAGCAGCGTTAAATATGTTAATAGGTTGTTCGGGTACTCCTTAATCAGCCGTTTAATATTGCTGACCACTACGCCGACATAGAAAGTCTGCTCAGTCATGGCGCACCTCTTTCTGGAACTTGTGGCCTTGTGTAAACACGTTCTTTGTGGATTTGCTGTACCACCATTCAGAAGGGATCATAACCGAGATAGTAGGCGCATCGAGGCCGATACACATCGGGACAAAGCTGTTAGCAGGTTTACCTACGTTAAACACTTTATAAGTGTTTCCATCCATAATAATGTTCATTCTGTAACCCTCCGCACTTCTTTTTCGAGGTAGTCAATTAAGACCATCATGCTAGTTTTATCAGCAATCTGGATAGTATCGCCAAGATGTAGCGTACCGACAACTCTCAGCTTGCCGCCAGTTACTAGCAGGCTAGGCTGGTCGCCGTGCTGGTTTTTCAATTTAATCACTTTCATTTTTCTCCTCGTTTGTTAGTTGATAGTTGAATTATGCGATATCAGGTTAAACTTGTGAAAGAACTTAAAACTATAAGCAATAGAAGAAAATCGTATATTAGCGAACAAGCATAAAATGCGGTAAAATGGCGTAAATTAACGCAGAAAAGTCATGTTTTCACTATCTGAACGATCAAAACGCAACAGAGATGGAGTCGATAAACGGCTTATAGATATTTCTGACCGCGCAATTCAGATAACAAAAATTGACTTTGGTCATCCGTCAACTGGTGGAGTTAGGACGGACGAACAACAGAATGAACTGTACAAAGCAGGCAAATCAAAAGCAGACGGCTACAATAATCGCAGTAAACATCAAGATGGACTAGCACTTGATTTTTACGCATACGTTAACGGGCGCGCCACATGGAAGCCTGAATATCTAGCAGAGATAGCCTGTGCTTTCTACCATGCCGCCAATGAGTTAGGAATTAAAATAAAGTGGGGCGGCTTGTTTAAAGGGTTTTCAGATATGCCCCATATTCAATTAGAGGACTAATTATGGCTTTCTTTGATTTTCTAACTGGTGGTGTTGTTAAATCACTCGAAAACGTGGCTTCTGAATGGATCGAGACATCTAAAGAGGAAGCAGAGGCGAAAGCAGTAATGATTAAAGCGCTTGATCCTAACGGGAAGATGCGGCGTGACCTTTCCCGGGTAGCCTCACGGCTATATGTTTTCTACATGGTAGCCACTACAGCCCTTATTTTCCTACAATCATTCGGGATCGGTGACGTAGAAGGCGCAAAACTCGCAACTCAGGCTATGACTAAACTGTTTCTTCCTCTTACCACAGCTTGGGGCGGTATTGTTACAGCCTCATTCGGGATCAATCATTCAAATAACTGGAAAGACAAAAAATGAAGAAATCAAAAATAATCAAACGACTGAGACGCATTCAGAGCGAAGTTGACGAATTGCTGACTAAGCTGGAAATCGGCCAGATTGCACCAAAGGCAGGAGGCCGTACTCCACCGCCGAAAAAAGTAGAAAAATGATAGTAACGATCCTTTTAGCTGGTTTGGCAGTATCTTCGATAATCGCCTATATTTTCAGGCAGGATAAGTTTTCGTTTTACGATGCTGCCATTTTTGCAGGGCTGACTATACTTTGTGACGTATTGTTCAGTAATCAAACTGGATACACCTATTATTTGATTGCAGCAATATTTGATGTGTTGATCCTATTCGGGATAATGCTATCAAGACCAATTACGGAATTAGGCGTAAAACTCGCACTATTAAGCATGTTTTCACTATCCCTGAATCTAATTGGTTCGCTGTTTTGGGAGTTAAATATTTATCAAAAATTCTATGAATTATCGTTCATAGCTGTTTATGGCATAGCGATTATAGAGATTCTAATCGGGTCGCATGATGCTAGAAATAATAAGAATAATCACCACAGTAATCGGGTTAATCACTCTTTTGCTAATTGGATATAGTTTTTTTTTACGGATAATAGCAAGGCATGAGCGAGATTCTAAAAACCGTAGCAACAGCCGCGCCGACTAGCTGGGTCGTTTCAGGCACGACAACGGTGACAGGTGTTGCGGCAGAGTATAATTTATTTGACTGGATACCTGACGACATTGGTAAATTGGCATCATTGGTTGGTTTGGCGTTAGCTGGATCATTACTATATTACCGGATTCTGGTTATCAGGAAACTGCAATTAGAGTTAAAACAAAACGATTAACAACCGCTTGA